GAGTCTAATGTAGAGTTATTTGTGGCTTGAATGTCATACACGTATCCACCAGCAGCGACAGTCTCCATAGCCTGTCTAGTTGCATCTAGCGATAAAGTCCCGTCGGCGTAACCCACTAAAACAATGGTTGAAGAGGCTATAGCGGCAGGAGGGGAAGTAGATAGAACCACATTAGAGTCAATTTTTTCGTTACTAAATCTTACATCCATGGCAAAATTATATCCAGTTAAGTCCACAGCATCATCATTGGAGTCTTTTACAGTAACAGTAAAGGAGAGGCTGTCCCCTCGCTTCGTCGTTATATTGAGTTCCTCGGAAATATCAAGGTTAAGTTGTGTTGCCATTATGAGCTTAGTATTTGAGATATTGTTGAGTCAAGGCCGTTTTCTGGGGGAGCCTCTAGTTCGCCCCGTTTATCTTTTCGTTGTGAGAGAAGCTTCGATTGTTCAACTGCTTGTTTCTTAACGCGGTCATCCTTTCGATCCTCTTTAAGAACCTCTAGTTTTTCTTTAAACTCAGCGTCGTCAGTTTTAAAGCCTAGGGTGGCCTGAGCCTTTATCATTTCTATTTCTTTCCTAAACTCATGTAAAGCTTGTGCAACCTGCACTTCCGATTGAGCTTTAGCTTGGATTTTTTGCAGCTCCATTTGAGATTGCATTTGAAGGATCTGAGCCTGCCCTTGCTGTTGTGCCTGCTGAGCCTGCATAGCAGCTTGCTGTTGCTGTTGTTGCATCTGCATAGCCTCTTGCTGCATAGCTGCCTTACGCTTCTTTCGTCGTATAATCAGGAGTCTTTCAGCTTGATTTACATCCTTAAGGTCCCTTATAGCAATAATATCTTCTAAGTCTATTTCTTTCTGACCTAGAGAGATTTGTAACATTTGTTCTAAAGCCATCTTTTCTTGGTCTTCCATCTCCTTTACAACTTTTACTCCAAAGTTATACATTGATAGATCCTGGAAAGAAGATAAAACCTTCATGTTCTCTTCGCCAATAGCATTAGCATATACGCGGTAGAGGACAGATTCAGGTGGTATAATCTGTAGACACTTTACTACATCTTCTACTACCTTTCTGTAAAGGACCATAGAAGCATTAGTTATGTTGTATATAGCGTTGTTTGAAGCTTGCATAGCTTGCTCCCTCACCCCCACTAGATGCTCACCCTTAGGCGTCGTTGCATCCATCACTTCGTTGATACCTGTTGCGTCACGAATTAATCGCAAGTAGTGATTATAAAGCCCAATGAGCTCATTTATATTACGGATGCTGTTCCCTATCTCTCTTATTGGTGGGTTTTGGTGTCCACCTTCTGGGTTTTTGCCTCTGTAATAGAAAACACCCGTCTGCTCATAAATGTCATGCAGGTCTAACGGCTCTAACTCCCCTCCTTTACCTAGCTGTACATTTTCTAACCCGTCAATATCAATGATAAGCCCGTCTGGTTTAGCCTTAGCTATAGACTGTTGAATCTTAAGATGGGTTATCTGAAGCATATCCGCGAAGCCTACACAACTGTCTACCAGAGACTTAGGCATCATTGATTGCATGTTTACTGCAATGCAAGAGTAAGACATTCTAGCCCTAGAAATGTCATGGACATTCTTTGGTATATTCTTCTTTTTCCCGTAATCAAACAAGTACTCACACCCTAGTACATAGCTCCCGCCATAAACAGTGACTATGTTCATCTTATGAGCCGTGCGATCGTATATAGATCCGTGCTTTTCTTTGTAATTGGTTCCTTTGTAATAAAACCCTGTGTTACCGTATTGGCTTTCCTTTTCCTCAAAGTGATGACAGTCGACAGAAAGGAACTCAAAGTCTAAAACATCAACCATATAGGCGTCATACCCGTATGAAGTAGAGTTTTTTGCGTTATCGTAATAACTATAATTAAGTTGTGAAGCGTCATTTCCGTTAGATCCAGACACTTTCTGAGCTATCTTTTCATATTGCTTTTCGTCAAGCTGGTCGCCTGCTAACCTTTTAAGCTCTCCTATGCTTATGCTCTTTATGTGCCCAGCATACACCAAGTCATTCATCCCTGGATCCTCAGTCTTACTGTGAATAAACTTAGCTGGATCTACATAATCCGTCTTTATCCCGTAGTTGGGGTCGTTACTGCGCTTAACTACAGCCATTCCGCAGTTAACCAAGTCTTCTACTGACCTCCTTAGAATAGCCTCATTAAAATCATTCCACTCTAGAGTCATGTTAGCTCCTATCTGAGCCGCTATCTCCGCATCTGTTTTGATGCTCGTCCCCATAAATATCTCAGCTTCCTCTAAAGTCTCTGGTATCTCTGATGGGTCTTGGCCAACAACCATGCCTGTCTCGTCCTTTAGCTTTTGAAGCTCTGGCTTAGCTATGATAGCAGCCTCAAGCTTCTTTTTCTCTAGGTCTTTCATAGAAGAAGACAAAGGGTCTATAGCTTCTACGTTAGGATATGGGTTTTTTGAAAGTATATTGTTTACTACAATACGCACAAACTTTGGGAGGATGGGTACTGGAGTAAAGTCTAGGTTTAAAAGAGACCCTGACCCTCCGTTAGGATCTAAAGAGGTTAATAGCTTTTTATAAACCGTAGTGTCTTGGGTACCATTTGCATACTGTCTACTACGATGAAAAGTATTCATTCTTTTCTTATAGGTAGATTCCGAATCTGCGGCGCCCCCCCACTGAGACTCAATAGACTTAGCATAATCTAAGCCATAATCCTCCGTTTCTTTTTCGTTAGCGGGAGCTAAAGGATCTGGAAATCCCTGGGTTCTTTTCTTGTTGTTGTTACTGCTGTACATGGATGTGGAGTGTGCGCATTTTTGCAAATATACGAAACGTGGAGTTTACCTAGTAAACCTTAAATCGCCTAAAGAATTGTTTGTCAGAATAGTCGGCTCGCTCTTTCTTTTTGATTTTAGTTTTTTGAGCTGCTAGAAGTGCTAATCCCGAACTTATAGTAAGGTCAAAGCGAGTTCTGTTGGTTATATCATAGCCTATCCAGTCTTCTAAGGTTTCATTGAAATACATCCCGCCCATTTCTCCAGACTCATAATTACAGCCGACATGGTCGTGAATATAAGCCTCAATAGCATGAGCGTGGGACTGAATAACGTCCTGTGAGTTTGATGGGATACCCTTGGTTTTTGATTTAATCGTAGAGCTATTAGCAGCTAATAAGTGTTTAGGCCTGTCCATTAGGTATCCATCGTAACCCCTTGATTCAAAGTGTCTTGCGATACCGTACTTATTGTTCTCAATTAAGACAGGATAGCCATAAAACACAGCACACATTAATACATCTTCATAAAAGATCTTAGCTAAGGGTGGGCGAGAGGCGTATTCCACTATAAACGTGTTAGATGGGTGCTCCATGTTAAACTTATTGTACATGTGAAGAGCGCCTTTAGAGCCTCTTCCATCCACTGTTGCGTCTAAGTCATAAGAGTCTACTCCGCCACAGCCAAACTCAGCATTAGGTGCAACGCGTTTCCCTCGGTCTAGTTTTGTTTGGTTGCGGAGAGCTTCTGGGGCCAGCCAAGCGACTTTAAAGCGCCCATTAATGTCTGGAGAAAACACCACTTCTGTGTCTTTGTCTCCGTCTTTCCAGTTGAAGTTACCCCTTACTATAGGGCTTGGGAAGAGTTCGTCGTTGTATTGGATCTGCTCATATATCTTACCTACGTTAAACAAGCTGCCATCAATACTGTCTCTAAAGGCCTCGTCCGTAGTGAAAGGGAACTGTCTTGTTATCTCGTTCAGTTCAGATGCATCATGCTTTAGAGCGGCCCTTTCATTCTTTAGATAGGTTTTCGACCCTATAACAATCTGTTCGCCGTCCAGCCCGATGATTGGTGTTTCAGGGTTTTCCGTAACTGGTCTACCATGTATATCAAAGAAACCCTCTAAAGACTCATGTGCAGGTATAAACAACCTATACAGCCCCGTTCTAGTCCTACCGTTAGCATTTCTCTCCAAAGGATCGGAATCCCTCCATAAAACCTTGTATTCTTTACCCCCTTTCCCCATAGGGTTTACGGTACTTCCTACCATGGCTTTACCTACTACTTTTTTACCAACAATAAGACAGGTTCTTTGTACCCTCCAGGCATCTCTAATGTCCGATGGTCTCTCCCATTTCCCCGCCTCATCTAGATATAGTATGTGGACTTTCTCCCCGTCATACGCATTATTTGTGGTGTTCTTCCAGTTGATAACTGTATTAAGTGCGTCCCCTTTAAATGAGGTTTTATTGTTTTTTGTAATACGTTTAGAAGGCTCTCTAAAGGCTAACTCCATACGCGGGTTAGTGGTACCGTCTTGAATAGGCTTAAAGAAGAATGGATAGCTACGGAACATAAAGACTACCTTCTTCATAAAGATATTCTCCTGGGCATCCTTACCAGTTTTAGACTGGATGCCTAACAGCTTGTCTTTCACTTGAGTAGCCTCGTCTACTAATACTGAGGAACATATGTTTGTATACCCACTACGACGACACTTCGTATATAGCTGACCTAGAGATCGAGGGTCGCGCTCACAAGCCATCATATGTATTAAAATTTCTCTTTGAAACTCTAGGTAGGAGGGATGGCCTATATCCATCTTCCCCCATTGTAGCATCATGTAATGCCTCCCCGTAATATATGTAGCTTCACCGCAATTATAAAACCAAAAGCCCTCACGCCTACGCCTAAATTCCTCCTCGATATATGGGCGAAACTTCTCTCTAAACTCCCTTGGCATCTCCCCCCACTCATCCATAGAACGAATACGAGACAGTTCCTTCGGCATAGGTACCCTTCTCCACACTTGCATAGCGTCTGGGTCTTTATATCCGAAAATTTCTTTCTTCGACGGCCTTTTTGGAAGACAAATGACCAAGCCACCCAGTTCGAGTAACTCACCTTCACTACCGTTGGGACAAATCTTAACAGCGGGTTCCTCATACTCTTTCGTGTCTAGTAAAACGGACATTAATAACTGCTTCCACTGCTATTCATTCTTCCTAGCTTTGGGACACCAGACTTAGGGTTTGCAAGGTCTAAGTATTCTCCACAGCTTTCGCACTGAATATCGTGTATAATACCTTTTCCCTCTACGTATCTTATTGTGATTTCGCCTGTTGTGACTATTTCGTCGTTGCATTTACATTTGTATTCAGCCATGTTATATTATATTTCATCGCCCCCCTCCTTTAAGGAGCTTAATTGTATTCTTTAGTCTCTTTACGGCTTTTTTGACTGTCGTAAACTTCTTCTTTCTCCCACCTTCACCCTTCCTTCCTCTGTTTACCGAACTATCGACAAAGCTGTCAGTAGCATGATCATAATCCTTTCCTTTAACATTTTGTCCGTTACGTTTTGCTTCGCGGCGCTTTTGGTTAGCTTCAACTCTTTTAGTAGTTCTAACGTTAGATTTTCCGTCTGCTGCATCTTTCTTTTTCTTTTTAGCGTATGACTTTGGGTGAGTATGATAATATGTTGCTGTCTTTCCTGCCATATTGCAAAGATAAGGAATTAAAGCTCTATTACCCCTGCATGAAACTCTCTATGGCAATTAGAACATAACACAGCGCATTTCTTAGCTTCTGGTAACAGCAACTTCCATGATTGAGCAAGCTTCCTGGCTATCCCAAACTTTTTTGTAGAGGGGTCTTTATGGTGGAAATCTAGAGCCTCAATGCATTTATTGTACCCACACACCTCGCAACAACCCCCTAATAAAGCCACTAGCTGCTTTTTCTTTCTTTTTTTGTCGGCACATCGGGCAATGTTTTCGCATGTGCGGCACTCTAAATGGGCCCATTCTGGCAGATTCTTTCTTCTCAGCACTCTAAACTCAGATTCTGGAAGGACTTCTTTGCAGTCTTTACACTCTTTATACGTGACAACCGTACAGTTCATTTAGAGAATCTTTCAGCGAAACCTCCTGAATAGTCCTTTACTTCTGCTATCTCTCCGTTTTCATGGAGGGTTTTAATCATTTGTTCAAGCCTCTGCCTCTCTACAAGAAGCTCCTTACAATCTGTCGCCGTTTGCTTTATGGATTGGAGTTCTGCCTTTCGTGCCGACCCATTAATGTCTGGGTCAACAGGCTTCTTTATCTCTTCTATCATGTTGTCAATAGCAACCTCCATACTGGCCATGAGCCTCTTAGCCGCTGATACTGTAGTGAATTTAGTTCTCGACATACATGAAATCATCTGAGCGTGTACGGTAGTAGTCCTTTCCATCAACTACAACCCTATAATCTCTATTTTTGTCTATTCCAACGATATCTCCTGGGCCAACGCCCATAGCTTCGCACTCTATTGAAGCAAAAGCTATACGACCTTTAGTCGGGCCCTTCTTTGTGAGCTCCACTAGCTTTATAGTATCTGACTCTAAATCATCTATATGATTCTCTTCTACAAATTCAAGCAAACACCAAGAGGACAGACTCTTTACCACTCCTGTCTCTGCGCATTTATGAGCAAAAGCTTGGGAATCCATAGCGCTAGTCGGATGAAACATTACGGTGTAACAGCCCTCATATCCAGGCAATGGAGTACCTCCCTGTACTACAACGTGGTGGTGGAAGTATATGGTGTCGCCGACCTTTATGTCTGTATCATGCTTTGCTGGTAGAGCTACAACTTCCCCATCCATAACTCTATGGCGGAACTCGTCGTACTTAGTATCCATGAATATCTCTACACCACCCGCAAGAGTGACAGAGTCCTTTGTTTTTTTCGGGAGTTTAACAATAAACCCTTTCATAGACTTCATCAGAAGTTTAGGTCGTATTCCACAATACATGGCATCTCGTCTACTCCTTTCCAGAGAACTTGAGATTCATCTATATCTATGTAAACAAGGTATCTATTTTTACCATACTTAAAGAGATGTCTATCATCTAGTATGATGGTAGAGACATTGCCTCCACCTGCTCTCATTCCTACGTAGTAGGCCATCGCATTCTTTGGGTCCTTCCCAATTACGATCTTTCTAATAAGTCCGTCCATTCTATTCTAATTCTATACCCGTGCCATCAAGCAAGTCGTCTAGATCGGCTTCGTTATCGTCTTCATCATCTAAAAGATCCTGTTGTATCCAGGTGTCGTTAATAAATTCCAATACATCCTCCAGTTCTTCCTGTGAGTCTATACTATAGCTGTAAATTGCTCGCATCCGAGTCGTTCCTTCTTCTGCCTTTTCTATTACACCAGTCATCATGACGTTTACAACCTCATCTCTAACGTCGTATTTATCAATCAAAGCCTCTAGCTCAAGAGCTAGTTTCTGAACTTCAAAGAGAAATCCGTCTTTATTCATATCTTCGTACTTATTTGAATTAAACGTCATGGCTAGAAAAAAACAAGCTAAGAAAAAACTCTTCCGCGAGTCCCTAAAGTTACAAAAGAAATTCGTTCGTAGGAACTATTTAAAGAACTTAAGAGAAAAGCTTCTACACACCCAGGAAACAGCGGATGTTTTCCAAAGGGAGCTCATGTTTATGTGCTGGGCATACGACTTAGAGTTCTGGACAATAGACTTTGCCGTAGCTGAATATGGCTATAGTAAAGATAAAATAGGGAAAAGAATAATATTCCCGTTAGTTAACGCTGGGTACGTATATAAGTACTTCGATAAACTTACCCCTTCGCAAACCTTAGAGGATCACTTGTTTCGTGATGAAACCAAGGTTAGCTATAGAGTGAGATATGCTCTCACGCAGAAAGCTAGACTGCTTGTACAGCGATTCTATAGAAGCTTAGAGGAGTCTGTCTGACTACCTCCCCTTCTTCTTCTTTCCGCCAGCTGAGATTCTTTTCTTTATGTGGACTGATGGCTTAGAGGTTTTAAGTCTTGCTATCATTTTACCCATTCTCTTTAGCATATTTCCTTTAGTTCGTTTAAGACTAATGACTCCTCAAAGTCTCGGTAAATAATAGTAACCTGTTCCCCTGCTTTTAGTGCGGCTGCTATTGGCTGATATATTCTCATATAAGCCTTTGTAGAGTGGCCTATAAAGCCATTGGACTTGATTATGTTGTTCTCTTGTGAGTCACCCACAAGTAAGCACCCACCAGTATCTTCGTCAGTATTACCGCAGTGAATAAGAATATACGAAAAATTAGGTACATCACATACTTCAAGCATACCCAGATGAATATCGGCAAACCGCTTAGAGTATTTGGTATGAATCCCGCCCACATTTCTAAAACGGATAGGATACTCTCCTTCAGGGATACAAGTTTCTGCCATGACTTTGATATCCCTAGCTTCGTCTTCGAGAGTATAGCATAAAAACTCTCTTTTGTCTTTTGATATGTCGAATAGAATCCCATTAGTCGAATCTTTTTGTTTGCTGAACCTTATTACTTCTAGCTTCATTTTTTAACTTATTTAACCGTATTAGCTCGGCTTCCTTCTTGCGGTCTTTTCTCTTTCGTGTGGGGTTAAAATAAAACTTCTTCAAAGTTTTAGAAATTTATTTACCATTCAAATTAGGAAATGTGGAAAGTTTAGTTTACCTTGATAATAGCAGCAACAAATATACGCTGAATTTTTTAATCCTTTAATTTACACATTATGAAAAACTTATTCTTAGTACTGATTGCTAGCCTGCTGTCGATTGGTATAAACGCACAAGAAGAATTATTAAGGCTCCAAGTCGCATTTAGCGAGTGCCACTGTTTCTGGCCAGATGCTGACCAAAGCTTCGTTACATGGGAGGTGTGGGCAGAACCTGAAGATGAATGCAGTTGCTGGGATTTAGGTAGAGATAACTCTGAAAAGCCTTACCTAACAGACTCATACATAGCTAATGAGATTGCCTTAAATAAAGAACAGACTGACTTACATGAAGGAGATTTCATGCTATGGTTTAATGTTTACAAGAAGGGAATTTACCACATAATAGCAAGAGACAACCGTACTGGTGAAGTCCTAGGTAATACTTTTGCTAGAGTTGGATATGAGACCGTAGAAATCCTAAAAACATATGGGGATTATGGGTCTGTATACTACGAGAAGGACTTTGTTCTTGTGCAGCTAAAAATAGATGACGAAGCTACGCGATTCTATGGGGGTGGGTGCTTCGATGAGTTCCTGCCACCCAACTACGTGTTTAACTAAAAGGAAGTGCTTACTTTCGGGTTCTTGTATTTTTTAAGCATCCTGCCTAAAAAATTAGGATTAGTTACGCTAAAATTTCCGTTTGGTGTGGATAGGGTAGTATTAAAAAGCCTTCTTTTTGTTGTGTGATCCATGTCTTTTATGTTTGTGCCATTAAGTATTAAGCTTAATTCTTTAGGGGGGTCGTCATTTTTCCCGCCATTATTAAAACTCTTTATGAGTTTTACTCGGCCCCCTACTGCCATTGATGTTATTTGCTGTTGCAGAGCGTCTATTTCTGCTT